GTTACTGTAATAGTTTCCCAAGCTGCCTTACCGGGAATCCACCCTTTGGCGTTGAGTCTATTTATCTCTGTTTCTTCAATAGTTAAATTGGGCCTAGCTGCAAGCTTTACAAAACTATCGGGAACAAATAACTTCTCGTTTGAACATACATCTTCTACTTTGAATGTCCATCGAAATTTTCTTTTAAAAACACGATGACTATCCCCTAATTTTCCTAATCCCATTGGTTGTAATGCCATAATTTTTTCTCCTATAAATCTGTTTTTAACACCCTGCGCATTCGCACGGGGCAATTTTGTTGCCACATTGGTTATCATATTGCACTTTTGAATACCTTAAGGTTAATTCTATAGTACATTCCTCTGAACTAGAGTAATCTAATTCACCAAAATTAATAGCTTGTGGCCACATATCTTCTAACGTCCATTCTTCTATGCCTTTTCCGCATCCATCATATAAGGTTAAAACACCCTTACCAGCATAATTTTTCCTATTCGCCCCTTGTTCAGATTTGGTGCCTTTTGAAAAATTATATATTGTAGCAAGCCATCCCCATAAATTAGCGATGCCTTCGCTATCTACTTCATCGCCTTTTCCGCCTACATCGTAGTAAGTTACTGTGATAGTTTCCCAAGCTGCTTTGCCCGGAAGCCACCCCTTCGAGTTAAGGAAGTTGATTTCAGTTTCTTCAACTGTCAAGCTGGGCCTAGCCGCAACTTTTACGTAACACTCTGGGATATCCTTCTTCCCGTCGCATGTTTCTTGAACCTTAAACGTCCATCGAAACTTGCGTTTGAATATCAAGTCTTGACTGCCAAGCTTACCTAGAGCCATATCTACCACTATTACTATCCTCCAACTATTCTTTAGAAGTTGTCAACACCTTCATCAAAGCTTCCAGTTCTATGGATGCTGAATTCTATAAAGATAAATTCAACTGCTCTTAGTGGCTGAATGCCAATTCTTGCACGGAATTCATTTCTGTCGATTACATCAGACGTATTCAGTTCTTCGTCTGCCTTAATTATGTATGCGTTAATACCTCGTCCTACTTGGATTTCTCTAAGAATCGTATCTGCTATTCTCGTGAACTGTTGACGGAACTCATCATCATGCGGGTCAAACAGCAACCTACGTGAAGCTTGACGAATTCTTTTCTCTACCACGAACATCAATCTTCTGACATTCACTCTATCCAATGCTGTAGGTGTTCTCTGGAGTGTCTTCTGACCCCAAACTAAGAAGCCCTCTGAGTCCGAGAATTGAACGATTGGGTTAATCGCATTGCGATTCCCGTACATCGAATCTCTCTCTTCCAATGTCGGACGACTAAACACATCTGTAATTCCGGGTACAACTCCTCGTGTGGTTCCCGCTGGAGCGAACCAAGGAGCGGCGAAGTTATCACTTCGGGCGTACACGGCCATAACAGAACCAGATGGCGGAACCCAAACATTAACACCATTGAAGGTATCAGAGATTTTAACCCAAGGCCAGTACAAGGCACCGAAATCTGAATCAAATCTTGTTGAGTTCAGTGGGTGAGTACCATTTTGCCATTGAATTATTTCATTTACAGTAAGACCAAACGGTGGGTCAACAATAGCCAGACAATCCATTCTCAAGCTTTGGCAAATATACAACATGGCAATTATAACTGCCGTAGACGAATGACCCGGAACGGCAATCAAGTCTATGTCAATTTGCTCTGGCTCCGACAATGCGAACATCCCCGTAAATCCAATTTCATTTCCGATAATCAAATCATCTTGTTCATCTGGGTCTGCCGGGATTCCGTCTGCACCACCAACTAAGGCATAAGCACTTCCAACAGCACTATCGGCTGGGGAAGCTACTGTGGCTGTATTATCGTCTACACGGATGAAATCTGAAACCAAGGCCAAGAATGTTTCTACATAGTATCTACTTGCTTGGTTCTTCGTAAGATTACCCCACGATTCAACCTGTACGCCTGAAGAATATACTTCCATAACGAAAGTGTTATCGTTCTCGTCATTGGTAATTACTACCTGAGTATTATTTCCTTCGATTCCAGCACTATCTGCCATTAAGGTAAAGCAAGTTCCCGTGGCTGCTGCACCAGTGATGATTCCAGCATGGTCATTTGCGACACCTGTTGTAGCTTCTGGGCTTACTCCGCTTGCGGTAACTCCTGTAAATCCAAATACAGAATACGATGCTACTGTTTTAACTAATATTTGTGCATCACGTCCAAAGTGTTCGGTGCGGAACGACAAGTTGTTCGTTCCAACAAGATTTACTGCTTCAAATCCACCCGAAAGATTATTGACGATATAATCATTAATTTCAGTAACAACTTCACTAATTGTATTACTTTGTCCCTCTAAGTTTTCGAGGTCAATTATTTGTATTGTATTATCAATCAATACGTTATCTGTTCCATCCACCACAATTTGGAGCGACATATTTGTTAAGCCTGTGAAATCATAACTTCCGGGCAATGTACCGGAATCTACTGGATATCTTGCTGCCGAACCAGTGGTGATAGCTTGAGTCATTCCTGTTCCCAAGCCTGTGATGGCTGCTGCTCCGCCATAAATCGAACTTAAAACCGATACCATTTCGATTGAAGCATCTGAACCATATGCGTAGGTGCTATGAATCTGTAATTCTCCAGTAGTCGCTTCCACAAAAATAATTCCATCGAAGTTCATTCCAAGGTCGTCAGCATCAGGTTCATCAAGCTGGTCGTTTAGGTCTTCTACTATCTCAGTAACAGTCAAGCTAACCGGAACTGCTACTGTTGCGTCGTCGGCGACCACTAATGTCTTAGATGACAATACGCCATTAACTCTCCATCGGAAGAATCCCGGTGCAGTGAAACTATACGGTCCAAGGTCTTCAGACTGTATGATTACCGAAGTACCAGAAATGGGAACTGCTACTTCTGCTATCTGTGCCGCTTCATCGTTGACCAAATCGGTCTGGGCTACTCTTACTACCCATAGTTCGTTAGCAATAAGAAGATATTGCTCTGCCGCATAAATCAGGTAGGGGTCACCTACTTCTGGATGCGGCCAACCGAATACGGTATGTAGCTCTCTTGATGTTCGCACCGTTGTTGGAATATTGATTGGTCCCTTACTTGCGAAACCTACCAAACCAGCACGATGGAACGAATCTTCTGCTGCGATAAAACTCAAATCTTTCTCAGTTATTCGAACAGAAGGACTAATTGTGTTCGATGGCGGAAATCCTCTTAAAATTGCCATATGTTTTTCTCCCTATAAGCTATTCTTGTATTTTTTTCGTCGAAATAAGGCCCAAACCCTCAACTCTATCAATATATTCCGTATGACTTTCATCTGTAATCACACGGACATTATGCCCCTTACCAACACCCGGAATATTCAAAGTTGTAAACGCCTTTGGTGCTTTCTTTGAACGCACAACCAGTTGTATGGGGCTTCTCAACTTGTTTGTAATTTCTATCATGGTGTCCAATCATCTACGGCTACTTCTAGCCTATCTATAGATTCTGATATTTCTTTAACATTTAAGTTGTCATAAATATCTATCTTTGTTTTCAAAACAGCCTTGTTTCTTCTTATCGGCTGTGGTATATACGTCTCTGCTGTCATATTAACTTCAAACTTAATTACTCTAATATTTTCGTCGCCCGGTTCTATCTCAGCGTTGTTTGCTATCGAATCTATTTTCACGCCTGTTTCCCATGCAACTCCTCTAACTCGTATGTATGCTATAGGCGAAAATTTTGTTAGGATTTGTTCTAAAAGTTGGTTCATATCTTCTACGTAAAGCGTCCATCCGTATAATGTGTACCCCACATCGACAGGTATACCCCTTGAAATTCCAAATACAGTGTCTCTTTCATATTTTTCATTTACAGTAAATCCCGGCTTACCATCGGTTCTTAGACTTCGTAAATAATCTGTAGCACGATGGTAAATATATCTGTCTTGATTAAAATCAAAAGAATTAGAATAAATAGCCAGCATAGGAAGTTTAATTCTGTCCACTACCAAACTATTGTCTTTTCTTACGTTTTGTTGTAAAACAGCGGCTACTGCTTTTTCCTGCGTTGCCCAAATAATTGGCACTGGATGAGCTTTACCATCCTCATCTAAAACAACAACATTTCGAAACAAATCCATCACTGCTTCATCACACCCTCTTAAGGCTTTTGAATATCTATAAACTACATTTCTATTTGGCTTTTCTACGTCATTAACTATTTGACCTGTTTGCATTGGGTCGCATAAACGCTGCTCTCCAATACCAACTTTTTTATTGCTTATATCTGTAAGCCAACCATCATCTCTTGTGCCATTATCATCACAAAAAACATCAGGTGGGTTATCCATTATAGAGCCGGGGAGACCCTTATCTTGAGCACATGCATCAGCTAATGATTTTTTGTTTTGTGCTCCCAAATTGACAAGTCTATTTTTAGCCATACAAATTATATAGATTTAGTAGAATGAAAAAATGTCATGTATATAAG